GCTCGCCAAGGCCATCCTGCAACAGCAGGGTCTGGACCTAGGCTTGTCCGTAGAGCGCGATGTGCAAACGTTAGCACGTCGAGTCGAGCACGAGGGGTTATCGTTTCTTACGATAACAATGCCTCTACTCTCTGATGCCCTCGAAAGGGGACTCGAAGAGTGCCGGTTCTCATGTCCTAGTAACTTTGCTAGGCATGGAAGTCTCCCTTGTTTTCTTAAGGGTTTCTTCAACCGGGTGTTTGCTATGGATGGTACGCTACTGCCAGACGTATGCCCGAATGCTATTCGAAGCATTAGGCAAATCTGTCGCTTCTTCAAGAAGCTTAAGATAGCTTGTAGCGAGGACCGTGAGGCCCAAGCTATTGAGTCATATCTGGCGGTAGAAGGTGAGCTTAGACGACGAACGCACGAGGTAGAAAGGACAGACGATGTCCTCGATTCCATCGCAAAGATCCTATGGTCTAGAGTCTTTCGAGACTTTGATCCGTATGGTCTTGTTTGTCGCCATGGCCCTGGCGTCACTGCTGATCGTTATCTTTCTAACGAAAGAAATCGCATCCGCAAGTGGACCGACAGGGCCGAGCATTCCTTCCCAAGTGACCTCCACTGCTTCCCTAACTATGGGTTCGCAAGCGGAGTTAGCCACAAAGAAGGAACGGAAAGAGACAATGGTATCGAGTACTGCTCCATCGCCGGTGAACCCGGTGTCAGAGTAGTATTTGTACCAAAGACTCAGACCGCACCACGAGTCATTGCTATCGAGCCTTCCCATATGCAGTTCATGCAACAGGGTCTCATGACTTATGTCGTTGAGAAACTCGAAAGTGATAATCTGACTAGGAAGTCCCTTCGGTTTTCGGACCAGAGGCCTAATCAGAGGCTCGCGTACAGTAGCAGTATAACCGGACGTCTTGCGACGTTGGATATGAAGGATGCGTCAGACCGCGTGCACTTGCACTTGGTTCAACGCTTGTTCCGTCATTCCCCGATCCTCGAGAACTTAGAGGATTGCCGGTCATTACACGCTACTTTACCCGATGGACGGAACCTCGTACTTACGAAGTTCGCATCAATGGGGAGCGCGATGTGCTTTCCCGTCGAAGCGATGGTGTTCTATACACTAATTCTAAGTGCGATGCACCAACTTGACGGTATTCGTCCTTCGTACAAGTCGATCAGCAAATACAGTACGCTGATAGACATTTATGGTGACGATCTAATTGTCCCCATAGAGTATACGGACGTTGTCGTGCGTTACCTTGAAAGCTATGCTCTAAAGGTTAACATCAACAAGTCTTTCCGAAATTCACTATTCCGGGAGTCTTGCGGTGCTGACTACTACGACGGAGTAGACGTTAAACCTGTCTACGCCCGTCAGTTGGCACCCGATGCAGCACGAGATTGGTTACCAGAACACGTGATGGCCTGGACCGCAACCGCTAACCAGTTATACATGACTGGCCAGTGGCATGTTGCCCAGGTCGTTCGTGATATGGTAAGTTCAGTTGTGGGCAGACCCATACCCCGTTGCCGTGTAAACGGAGACGGAGTGTTCTTCTTTAGCTACCTATTCACCACGGGACTGAGGTACAATACTCAGCTCCATGGATGGCAGCAAAAGAGAACCATTTATACCCCTCTTAAAAGAAAGGATATAATCGATGGAGACCCAATTGCCTGCTTCAACCGCGTTTTTGCCTCACTTGCAAAGCGAGATGACTGGAACTCGTCAAATGGAATTGACCATGCCAATGGCGCTTTATCGGCGCACGAGGCGTGGAAAATCCGAGACGCTTCCAGCTCAATTCGTCTTCACAGTGAAGCTGAACACGATGGAAGTCCTACCGGAACTGAACCAGGATCAGTGGAATTGTTACAGATCCGAGGTCGACCAGGTCAAGAAGATAGCGAAGGATATAGAGATATATCCGACGTTTCTTTACGACTCGATCGAGGATCTCTGCAATATCGCAACGAGCCTAGTTCGGCGAAGGCTGGGACGCTGACGCACCTAACCGCCTCTTTTGAGGTCGATTTTGTGTCCAGTACGTACCGCGGTAGGTACAAGCCGAAATACCGATGGATTGCGGTATCGCAGCCGTAATATGGGAAGGGTATTGTAGCCCAACCCAGGAGGAGATGGAGA